GGCTGGCAGCCGTTGACCTCACCGATGAACGAGGGAGCAGGCTGCGAGCAGTCGACGAACGAGTCGCGCTGGCACACCCAGATGAGCTCCTTCACCGGGTGGTTGAAGTTGAGCTGAATCTTGTTGGACGAGCTCGTGATGGACTCGGCACCCGTGAACTGCAGCTGCTCAATCAGGTACTCGTGCGTCTGCTGGGCGAAGCGGCGACGCTCCTCCGTGTCCAGGTAGACGTAGTCGATGTACAGCGACGCGGCCGTCAGCGACTGGATGCTCGTCGGCGCCGAGCCAGAACGCAGCTCCGTGTACGAGCAGTTAATCCACTGCTCGAACTCCACGTTGATGCGCACCTCGTGGTACTGGAGGGCGATGAGCGGGATGGCCAGGCCGGGGTTGCGGCAGAACCAGAACTGGAGCGGGATGTACAGCGTGCGAGCCGGGGTGCCCGCGCGCGGGGCGCACGAGTTCGTCAGCTCAGCACCCGAGCAGGACTGGTCCAGCGCATAGCCGTTGCCGTCCTTCATCAGCACCAGGTCGTGGCTGTTGCCAACCATCTCGTCGAGCGCGCGCACCGTGCCCGCATCCTGGGTGAGCTGGGTCCAAATCTGCATCCAGTCGCCGTACTGGCGGTCGATGCGCTGGCCGCCAATCTCGAGCTCAACCGTCTTGATGAGACGGTGGCCCACGTAGTTGAGCCAGCGGAAGCGCTTGACGTAGGTCGAGACCGCCGTGTTCGCGGCGCTGAGGTCCACCGCCGGGAGAACCACCTGCACGTACGTGCGGTACATCAGGTCCGCGTTACGGTTGATGATGGCCGTCACGCGCTTGTTGAAGTCCGCCTGGCCGTTGAACGTCACCTCAATGGACTCCATGGCGAAGTTCGTGTGGCGCTTGAACAGCACCTTCCAGAACGTAATCTGGGGGTTGCCGCTGATGTAGATATCCTGCGCGCCGTACGAGACAAGCTGTAAGAGACCACCACCCATATTGCTGTTATGTTCACTGGCAAGAAAAAATAGTGGGCGCGACGACTACCCCACAAAACACGCACGACACTGAGCCTCGTACGATTCTGCTCCTCCGATGATTACCTGACCTGTGTTGGGGTTCAATCTGCGAGTGAAGTGGGCATCTCCTCCACATGCGCAAATGGCCGACAGCTTCGTCACCTTGTCGGCATACGGAATAACTGCAAGGATTTCACCAAAGGGCTGGCGTAGGTAGTCGCCCGACAGTCCAATCACATAGACATCCTTGTGGCGACGATCAACTGCCTCGCGAACAAAGTACACCAATCCGTAGAAGAACTGGGCCTCGTCAATCACAATCACGTCGCAACTCGCAAAGACGTCATCCGTCACAGAATTCAGTGTGTTGGTCGTCATACAAGGCAGTGAATCTCCATCGTGCGTTGTGATTTCGGAGGTCGCTCCGAAGCGTGTATCGCACGCCGGTTTGATGACCAGCACTCGCTGGCCAAGGGCAGTGTGTTTACGGATTGCGCTCAGAGCGTACGACGTTTTGCCTGCGAACATGGGACCGAGGACCACTTCAACCGACATTTGGTATTCAACGGCGGCGGCGTGTATGCGACTTTTCCCGCATCTCCTGTCGGGCCCACTTCTTGAACGACGGGTTTCCAGGGTGCGACTTCTCCTTCAGTTCGTTGGCCGCCCACTTGCGGAACGTCATGCGTTTGCCCTTGTGGCTCATTTCACGCGCCTCCTGGGCAGCCCACTTCTTGAACAGCATGCGGTGAGTACGCCGACGGCGGCCACCCTGGACGGCGCAGGTGGCGCCGGTGGTGTCTTCTACTATATCGTCTTTTAGCACCGTCAAGCTGTAACCATCTTTGTCCCCACCGCACTTCTGGAAGTAAAAGACCCTTGCGGTTTTAGGTGCGCCCGGCGGCGGCTGGTCATATGGACGTCCTAGTGCAGTACCCATAGTACCTTCCCCCACATAGTTTCCTATGGGGCTGTTGTTTGACTTTAGCTTGTATGCCTTGCCCACCCCCAATTTGCCCGGCTCGGTCATTTATACGCACACGTCAAAAAAAAAGGCAATGGACCAGGACCAGCTGACAGCCGCCGTCGTCGCAGGAATCGTCGTCCTTGGCTCATGTGTCTGCGCGATAGTGGCATTGTGTGGATGGTGTACCCGCCGCCCGGGATTGTACGACATTCAGGAAGAATCCGAGGTCTAATCACTCCATCACCATGTGAGGCACAATGTGCATGGCCTCCAACTCCTGCATCCACAACTTCATCGCGTAGGGAATGGTCTTTTGCACAAAGTCCGTCTTGTTGCCGCAGGAGCCGCAGGAGTAGATGCCCTCTGCGGGATTGACCACCGCCAGCGTTCCGCACGTCTTGCAGATACCCGTCAGGAACGGGTCGGATACATCCATCAGACGCTCCTTCGTGAAGACGGAGGCGCCGTGTGAAATCATGCAATCGCGCTCCATCTCTCCCACGCGCAGCCCGCCATCCCGCGCACGGCCCTCGCATGGCTGCCGTGTCAGGCTTACAATCGGACCGCGAGCCCGCGAGTGCTGCTTGTCAATCACCATGTGCTTCAGGCGCTGGTAGAAGGTTGGGCCCATGAAGATTTCCGCCTGCATCATCTCCCCAGTCTGGCCATTGTACAGAATCTCGTTTCCGTACGGATGCATGCCCATCTCCACCATGTGAGCCCGCAGGTCGTCAACCTTCATGTGGTCGTAGGGCGTGCCGTCGGCCAGTGTGCCCTTGCGCACACAAATCTTGCCAAAGATGTTCTCCATCAGCTGGGCAATGGTCATGCGGGACGGGACTGCGTGGGGGTTCATAATCAAGTCCGGACGCAACCCAGACCCCGTGAAGGGCATATCCTCCTCGTTCAGCAGCATCCCCACTGTTCCCTTCTGTCCGTGGCGGGAGGAGAACTTGTCCCCAATCTGGGGCACGCGCTCGGAGACTACGCGTACCTTCACGAAGGGGTATCCGTCCGAGTTCTTGTCCTGCCACACGCCGTCCACACGGCAGTCCTCTCCGTTCTTGTGAGTGGTGGAGGCGTCGCGGAACGCATACCCTGCGGTGTCGTGGCGCAGATTCACGACTTTGCCAATGACCACGTCGTTCTCCTTCAGCATCGAGTTCAGGATAGGAATGCCCGACTCGTGGATGGCTGCGTAGCTGGTGGTCTTGAACTTGCGCGTCGCGTGCTTCTGCGGGCGCATGAACTTCTCCTCTCTGCCACTTGTGACGTTACGGTGCTCCTCGTCCTTGTACAGCGTGTAGTACAGCCCGCGGAACAGACCACGGTTCACAGCCGTGCGATTCATGATGATGGAATCCTCCTGATTGTAGCCGCCGTAGCAGGCAATGGCCACCACTGCATTCATTCCAAAGGGCATCTCGTGCATCTTCAGAATGTTCATGGACCGCGTCTCCACCAACGGACGGCTGATGGAGCACAGCACGTACGCGTTCTTGTCCAGCCGCTTGGCAAAGTTGGTCGCGTAGACGCACATGGACTGCTTGCCCATGGCGGACTGATAGGTGTTTCGGGGCGACTGGTTGTGGTCGGACAATGGAATCGTCCCCGCCATATGCCCCACCAGCATGGACGGGTGAATCTCGTGGTGAGAATGCGTAGTCACCTCCTTCTTGGTCAGTGCGATACGCAAGGTCTCCGTCTCAGAGGCATCAATGTACTCCATGCACGCCTTGACCCAATTGTTCCAATCACCGCGGTCCGCAACGGCAGGCAGCTCGGCACCCACGCGGAACACTGGGCGCACCACACGACCTCCGTCTGTCTCAATGATAATGGTGTTCAGCAGAGTGTACCACGCAATGGATGTGTGGGGATGGAGACGGAACGACTGCTTCGCCGCACGCAGGGACTTGACCACATCGTGTGGGCTCTCCGTGTAGGCCGTAAGGACACCGTTCACCGTGATGGAGGTGCCCGGGTAGACAACCGCCTGTTTAATCCACGTGATTCCAGGGGTTTCCTGCAGAAAGTGGAGCACCGTGTGGCTGGGCACGTGCTGCGTAACCGACGTCAGCAGGGACATGGTCTTCACGATACCCACCGAATGGCCCTCCGGAGTCTCCACGGGGCACATGAATCCCCAACTGGTGCCGTGGAGCTTGCGAGGTGCCAACAGCTTGCCCGACTTCTCCACAGGGGTCTGAATGCGGCGGAGGTGCGACAGAGTGGCGGCATATGACATGCGGGCCAGCACCTGCGAGACACCCACCTTGGTCGCGTTGGACAAGGACGTGGAACTGGAGGTGCCCAGGCCCTGAACCGTGAAGTTGCCCGTGGCCAGCGCCTGCTTCAACTTGCCCTCAATCGTGGACAGCTTCAGAATCTTGTACAGGTTGTTGATGTTCAGAATCTCCAGCGGAGCGGGCTTGCCGTCTGCCGCCTTTTTCCACGAGTCATTGTTCACCTCCTGCACGAACTCGTTGCGAGTGTCGTTGCAGACCTTCTGAAACAGCTGGCGGAACAGGTGGGTCAGCAGCGCCCCCGTGGTCACCACGCGCTTGTTCGGGTAGGCATCGCGGTCGTCCAGCGGAATGTGCCCACCATACGTCAGCAGAAGCCGACGAATCATGGAGGCCGTCAGCAGGGCGCGACGAGCATTCAGGACCTCAGGCGTCGTGGTCTCCCCTGCGAAGCGCACGTGGGGCAGGTACTCGGTGGTGAGCAGCTGCCGAACGTAGGCGCACTTGTCCTCTTGGTTGGTGCCATACTGCAGGTGGCCCGTCAGGTACTGGACCGCATCCTGCTGCGTGAAGATACCCAGCTCCGCCACATCGCGGAAGGACGCACCCAGCATCTCCACATGAGAATCTGAATCATCGCCCCAAATCAGGCGGGCAACGTCGCGGTCACGGGTCACTCCGATGGCGCGGAAGTACACCATGATAGGAATGTCCTCACGAAAGCGGGGCACGCAGGCAACCATCGGATACCCAAAGCCGTTGAACTTGGAGGACAGGCGAATCTCCAGCTTCTTGGGTGGCGTGGTGAAGGACTCGTGCAAGGACTTCATCTCCACGGAGTAGAAGTACTTCGACGCCGTCTTCTTGTTCTGGAATATCATGATGCGGTTGTCGGCCACCTTCTCCTGGCAGAGGATGGTGCGCTCGGAGCCATGGACCACGAAATACCCGAGCGGGTCGTGGGAGCACTCGCCCAGCTCCGTCAGGGGCGCAGGATAGTCCTTGAGCAGGCACAGCGAAGACCCGAGCATCACGGGGAGCTTGCCCAGGGAAATGCCCTCAAACACGCGGAACTCCTCATCGTACGTGTCCAGCAACGGGCCCTTGTAGGTGCGGGCCACAAAGCGCACGTCGGCGTGCATCTGTGCAGCATAGGTGAAGTTGCGAACTCGGGCCTCGGACGGAAGCATTGGCTTCACGCGTCCAGTGGCCTCTTGAAGGCGGGGTTTCAGGTAGGTGACGTTCTCAAAGGATAACCTGAGCTCGTACTTGTATTTCTTCAGCTTCTCGTCTTGCTCGTGCCAGACAGTGATTGGCGGTGTTGATTGGACGATTAACGGCAGCTTGTTACGAACGAAATCCTCAAACGAGTCAATCTGATGGTCGACGAGACGGCGCACACCCTTCTCAAAATAGGCATTGACGGCTTCCCACTCCATACTATGTGCCCTCGGTTCGCTGTAAACGAAATCATCCGTTTTTAAGTAAAGGCGTCATGGATGTCGTCGACCAGGTCAAGCAGGTCTTTGTGAAGTCCTCTAAACCTCAACCCACGCCCGAGCTCAAGAAGAGCCGACGCGTGCTTCCCAAATCCAAACCTGCTGTCCGGAGGGCTACTGCGCACAAGACATACCCGATGGGCGCACTCAAGGGAACGCGACAGACGCGCCGCGCAAAGCTTGAACCCACGAACAACCCTAGCAAGAGCCCACCGATGAAGAGTGCCGCCCGCAAAACAATCCGTGTCCTGACTCCCATCGGCCAACAGAAGAAGGAACAGAAGGTGGAGGAGGAAGGAGAGACAATGCCGGTTGCTAGGATGCGCGCCGAGCTGGATCAGTCTGGGCACGGGGTCAGCAGGAAGGCTCCAGACGACCTTGTTCGCCAGATTTGGAAGGCTGCGAACATTGGTGGTTTTTTGAAGTAACGGATTTCCTTGTAAAGAGTAATGACGTCCATCTGGGGCCCGTTAGGGTGGATGACGCTCCACTCAATGGCATCCTTGTACCCCGATGAGCCAACTGCGGCAGAAAGAGCCCTTATGGACACGTGGCTCGACCTGTTCGCGGGTACCATCACGTGCCCATCCTGCCAAGGGCACTTCCAGGAACAGCTCCAAGCGTACAAGTCGCGCTTTCCCCAGCTCCTTGAGTCGCGGACATCGTTCTTGCTGTTCTCTTTCCGTGTTCACAACTCGGTTAACCATCGGCTGAACAAGCCCATTCAGTCAACTGTGGCCGCGTGTTTTGAGATGTTGCAGAACAACGTCAAGACACGGAGTGCAACTCAGTACCGTCAAGCATATTACGCGCACATCACTCGTCATTGGAAGATAATGCAGGATTCGTCGGGTATTTCCGCTCTCCGCAAGATTGCGGAGATGAACAAGATTGAAGGCATGTACGCTGCGCCCCGTTCCGACGACTTTAGCGAACTCGTCCCCGAGGGGCTGACTTTCTTGGGGTTAATCCAACTGCCCCCCGAGGGCATCCAGCCGAAGTCAATGATGCCGCCTGCCCCTTCTCCGACACAGAAGTTGGGAATCGCGGGAGGACGATTTCGGTTGCGGAGGTAAGTGGATGGACTGGATGCCAGGGTACTGAAATGTACGGGTCCGTCTCCCACGCAAACCGCTTCATCCACGAGTACCGAGTGTCCTTGGATTCGTCGTACATTTCGTCTGGATACTTGACCCGACGCTTGGCCGTCTTCAGGGACGCTTGAGGCAGAATACACTGCAACTGGTTCGTCACATGAAACGGAGGTGTTGGGTGTTCCCACTTGATTTCGTACGGCTGTGGAGAGAAATCAAGCAGCGTCTGAATCAGTGGCGCGTCTCCGTAGGGATACACCCAGCACCAGTCGGGCACGCGAGACGTAGTGAAGTACTCGTGCGTCCACATGAATGACTTCCAGAAGGCCTCACACACAGGTTCCCAATTCACAACACCGTCCATGAGCTGGGCGCCCACTTGGGCTTCAAGCATATGGCCGTCAACTGACCCCATACCTGGCTTGCGGCGCTCAGACAAGACCTTGGACTCAATAGGTCCAGCCTGCTCCAGCGTATATTTCAATGCACGGGAGTGGCCGTCTTCCCGGAGAGAGTAGAAAGCCAACGTA